TGGCCAATTCTCGAACAAGATATCCCGGAGTATAACAGCAATAATATTGCTCTACTAATATAACTGCACTTGCTCGGTCACAGTCGTTAAAGGTAAATGCAAAAATGCCGCCTGGTTTAAGTTTTTGATAGATCTCGGCTAGGTATTGTCTAATTATTTCAAAGGGTCTAAAATTAAAATAGTTATAGGCAAGGCACATGCCAAATTGATTGTTGGGTAATTTACCCAAAATTTCATCATCGGCACTTTCCTTGACCACATATGGTCTAAGACGATTTTGATATTGCTGATTAAATTTTTGCATTGCAGGTGCGAGATATTCATGCGAGAGGTCTACAAGATAAAGAGGATCATATGCTACCATATCTTCAACGAATGTTTCAAGACCTGGGCGAATAACCATTGCTGAGTGTTTCCAATTAGCATATTGATTTAGTCTTATACGAAATGGAGTAGATTCTACAGAATTATCTTGACGCAACTTAAGAATAGAATCTGCTGATTGATATAACTCTCCTTGGTCATATAATACATAACTCTCTTGAAACCAGGGCCTCTCGGCTTCTTCAATTTTTAATTTTAGTTGGGCTTTTAAATTATTAAGATCAGTTTCAAAATTTTCAAATGCCTGTTGTATAGTAGCATACTGGGCATCAAGATTGTGAGTCATTGAGTTTATTAACTCTGGCTGAGTGTTAACTAAATGTAAAACTTTATCAAGTTCACCTGTAGCTGTGGTTAACGCTGGTAATGCAGACAAGGCATTTAGCTGATTACGATAATTAACAAGTTCGCTGAGTTTCATATTACCACTCAAATAATGTTTGAAAGGTATTTTCTGTGTTAGTGGCCGAGGCCAAGTCCCAGTCTAATACGCTTAATAAATTATCCAACTTTTGGTCAACCACTGTGGCTTCCATAGTAGTATCATCAAATGGCAAATCTTTGAACCACTGTGGTAAATGTGTTTCATCTGTAGGATACCCGATGCTTGTCCACCCAAGTGGATTAGCTTTTAGTTTGCATACAATGGTTTTCATACCATCTACAATTTGTAAACTGTATTTGTCGCCATTCATTCTGCGTAGATTATTCCAGTTCATAGCGGCTCTAACGTGTCCTGGCATATTTGCCTTGCCCAGCCGTTCCTCTTCCTTGCCATACTTGGTCAAGTTGTTTACACGCTTAGGCGATCCTTTTTCCCAACCTGGGCGCTCTTTAAAGATATATTTAAATTCGCGAATCTTTTCAATAATTTCATCTCGGGTAGCACCTGTTAATACATCATCAAGGATGGTACTTAGGAACTCCTGAATAACCTTGGGAGTATCACTACGCTTTAGATCTAGTCCCATGGCTTTTACTTTGCCAGGACTGCCGTGAGTATCCACCCGCTTGTTTTCTTTATCATAGTACAATACAGCGTAGCGTTTCTTGGTAATAAACAACCCCTTGCTGGCTACAATCTCGCGGCCACCTTTGATTACTTCACCCATCTCTCTAGGTACATGGAATGCAGTTTCCATAAACCCTGGAAAACTAATATTGACTTGATCAGCAATGTTGTTGTAGAGTTGTACTGCAATTTCTCGATTCCATGTCATCTTGCCGGCATCAATTTCATCTTTAAGCACAGGGTATGCCGTAAAATAACACGAGTCAGTATCGCCATAAATGATTGATTCGCCCACATGGTCGTACTTGCCAGTGATACATTCATTTACATACGCATCCATGTGTTTGGCAATGGCACGACCGGTAAGTGTAGTTGATTGACCGATACGCTTATCAAAGAACCTGCAACCTGGATTTAAGATTGCACCATACAAACTATTAAGATTAATCTTTTTAACTAACTGACGTTTATCCCAATATTCTTCTTCGTGCTTGGTAGTACAGGCTTTTAGTTTTTCCTGCATATCTTGGCGCTCGCTGTACCAACGCTTGAGTAATCCAGGAATAATTGCTTCTTTTTCATATGTAAAGACTGTACCGTTGGCAGTAAGCATCCACGGTTGATTGCTATCAAAAATCATATGCCACACATCAGCGGCACTGTGTACTGATTCCTCACCGTCTTGCCAGTCAATGGTAATCTCTGTGCCTTTTTCCATGGCCATTACAGCTTCGTATTCCAAACTACCAAATAAGCCTTCCCATGCGGCTGCAAAGCTACTACCCTTGGCCATTTTCTCTTTGATATATCGATCGGTCATTACTGGACGTAACTGTCCGACAATGGTCTCGGGGCCCATGTTCAATGCACGAATCGCACTTGGATACAAGGAGTTAATGTCGATAGAGCCTACATACTCGTGAATGCCTTTGCGTGGATACGCAACATAAGCACCCGCGGCCTGTGTGTCCTCGTCGCTGTAACGTTCCTTGCGATTAGGCACTACCATACCACGTTCGTGGGCTTCGTTGATAATAGCCTGCTCGGTCACAGCCACAGCACCCATTGTGGTTTGGAGTAATACAGTATTTTCATGCGCCAGTGTATTTGCTAGATCCAAAAACTTTAACTTCTTATCTAACTTGGCAACAATCATGGTGTCTTGACGGTTGTACTCAATAAACCGTTTGAAGTTTTGATTATACAGTTGATCCAGGGTACCTTCGAATACTGTTTTAGTTTCGCCTAGCTCGTATTCAGCAATGGCATCCAAACTATAACTATGACGTTCTTCGTATGTGTACTTGCGATACAGTTGCATATAATCCATGTGTACCCGACCGATCAAGTCATAGGTGTGACTAGTTGCCCCGAATCGTTCAAATTCTCTGGGCTTGGGGTATTGGTTCCATAAACAGAATCTGCGAGTATCATCTTTACTTAAGATACGAGTAACACGATTAACAGTATATGGAATATCATAGCCTTCGCTGTTCCATCCCGTTAGCACATCAGCATCTTCGAGTAAGTCTAGAAATGTTTTTAGCAAATCCCCTTCGGTATCAAACACAATGCAATTTTCAAATTCAGCGGCAATTTCTTGGGCTGTTTCTTTACTCATGTGTTTAGGAGGAACAACCAAGGTAACCATTTGCTCTAGCCATTGTAAGTAAACACTAATGGCTGTAATAGCATTAAATGGATCTTCCGGACGACTAAAACCACGCTCGGGATCAAAGTCTACCTCAATGTCAAAAAACGCTACATTAAGTCGAGGACCATCTTGCCCTTTGTAGTTTTCTTCAAGGCAACGGAATAACGGATTAATATCCGACTCGAATAGTTTCTTACCTGATTGTATTCTAAGTTCTTTGCGGAACTCTTTGTTATTGCGCGAACTAAATCTCGACACAGGTGTTCCAAAGATACTTTGGAATTTGCCTCGTTGGTCTTCGTAATAAAATACAAAATTCGCAGGGTATTCTTGATAGCATCGACGACCGTCTCTGCGTTCGACTACATGGATGCGATCGTGCTCTCTGTCAAACAACGCATCAATATACGACATTGGGATTTTCCTTGCAGTTATCAAAATGCCATCTCTTGGCATTAGTAGATCCTTTACCTGCTATAGAGCAGTGAGGGCAGGTCCATTCTTTACATGAAGAATGAGAGCCATCAAGCAGTTGTTTTTGTTGCACTTTACCGCCTAATAAATGATGGCTTCCATTTTTTACTCTACAAATATTTCGTGTTCTGGCGGCTTTGCTATCTAAAAAATTATGAGTGCCATCTTTAAGTCGCTGTTGTTGAACAGCTTTTGAAATAGTGCCATCTAAGAAATTATGACTTCCGTCGGCTACTCGTCTATTTGAAGATTTTTTTTGCACCGCGCCGCCAACAAAAGGATGGGTTCCGTTTTTAACCATTTGAAGGTTATTAGCTGTTGCTATAGCAGATAATTCTGCTGGCGACATTTTCATCTTAGCTCCAATTTTTAAACAAGCAGCCAAGTCTCCTTGTGCTTTATGGATATCATAATGTTGTTGGATTGTAAGAGCTACAAGATTGTTAATGTTGTTATTAGTTCGATCACCGTCGATATGATGTATTTCATATCGACGTCCATCCTTTTCTTTTGGAATAGGGCCGTTGTAAGACTCCCAAATTTTTCTATAACTCAAATTCTTCTCCTTGTGGCTTATGGCCCACTGACCTTGATTCATGCTCGTAATGTGAGCGATTCGTATTACTACTTATAGTGTTTTGCCGACTGTGACTAAAATTTGTTCGAGCAGTTCGTGATCCTGTTGCTCACGTCCAAATTCAGATTTGTGTGCGAGCTTAATAGCTTTCTTGAGAATGTTGGGTTTGATTTCTAATTCTTCAGCAACGGCTTTAATAGTATCATTGAGGCCACCGGAAAGAGTTTCGATCTCCATGGTGACCTGCATCCCCTCATTTATGATCTGAGTAAGTTTTTTGGTTTGGTCGGCTGTGAATACTCTTGATGTCATGTGATTCTCCTGTGTGTTAGTCTAGTAATTATACAGGCAACTGTGACAAAAAGCAAGACCATTTAGGTAAAGCTCACTTAGTAGTCCACGGTAGCGAATCGCTTTCTACGGGCAGCAGCCGCCCATTCACTGTTTGGTAACTAGTACCGGTCCTAAGGTGAATTTCTTCTTTTCTTTGATTCTTTTGACGAAACTGGAACAAACTCCCAATGGGACATGGGCTGTGATTTATCAACTAATGCATATTGATTGCTAGGTATTCTAAGACTGTTACCACATTTATCAGTTACACTAACAGTGCCTCTTCCGCCGTGATTTAATTCTTTAATTTTTTCTGGAGTCCAAAATGTATTCCTCCATGCTGTAAATTTTTCCACTCTATCTGGATTCTCTTGTAAATATTTTTTCATTCCAGCAGAAGTTTTGTCTCGGACGGCTTTTCTTTTTTGTGGATTCGAATCGCCTGCTAAATTCCACCCACCACCAACTTCCGGAATTAAATTTGCCCATTCCTTACTAGCAACCACATCCCATAAACTACTATAATGCTTCCCCCAATGTGCAACTTCGCTGTTACTTGCACACTCTTTAACAATTTCAGTTGTGTAAAATTTCCCGTGTTTTTTAAGATGATTTGTCCAGTGGTCGCCAGATCCGGGGTATGCATGCGGATCTTTACATCGAGTCTGACCTAAGTATTTTAGACCAGTGACGGTATGAGTTTTAACATATAGATAGTAAGTAATCATACTTTTATTTATCTTTAATGTTAAAATTGTCCTAAGGGTATTCTATACCGGTGCGTAAGGAAGGACTGGCCCGTCCTCTTCACCGTTTTGTTCTGGGTACACTGGGTAGTTGTTCATATGCTTACTTACCATCCACATGTAGTTGGCTACCATTATTGAAGCTGGGGCTAAATGGACTTTGGGCAACACGGCCGCCTTTGCTTTGACTCCAGGCATAGCCAGCGCGATGACCTGAACAGTCTTTGGTACAAGGACTGCCTAAGAAGCTGAGTTCAGTGAGATCATCTTTAAGGAATGTGTCAGCAAATGCTCGGCATAGTGCTTGTATTTTTGGATTACGAGTGAATTGTGTATGGAATGTTTTTCTTGAAGGTTCTTGTGTAGGATCTTTATATCCACAATAGACTTTATGTATACCGTGTAGTTCAATTAACTCTTGGCAGTTATCTCCGGCACGTTCTTCCATTGGATGACAGCAAGGACTTAGGGTTGTAACGATTATACTACCAGGCGGAACTGGCCCAAATCTAGCAGTATAACTATCTATAGCGGCACGTTCAGCATGAACACGACGACTATCTCGAGTAGGATAGTTTATACCTACTACACAATTATTCATAGGATCAAGTACGGCGGCAGCAACCATGCCAAGATCTTGATTTTTTTGCTGACCTCGAATAACCAGCTCGCACAGACGAGTTAGAATTTCGTCTAACTTATCGTGATTGCGTATTTCAAAGTCTGATGCTCGCATTAGGCACCAAGTATTTGTGCTACTTCTCTGACCCAGATACTAACATCACTGGTGCCAATCTCGTCAACATCGCCACGAGCTTTGCTCCAGTCGTAGCCTGCACGGTGTCCTGAGCAGTCTTTGGTACACGGTGAACCCAAAAAGCTAAGTTCGTCTAGTTGTTCATTGCCGCGATATTTTTTAACCCAGGTAAAACGTGTTGAATCTGGAATCCATTTTACTAATCCGCTGGGTCCGGATTTCTTACCAGGTTCTATATTGATCAGCAGCCATCCTGATTCATCGCTAAACCCTACCTGGTCTGCATGTTTGATCAACTGAACCACTTGTCCAGTTTTTTCTAGTTTGCCCAGGGTAATATCAGGCAGGAACTCTTAGCTCTCATTAGGCACCAAGTATCTGTCGAACTTGAGCAACATAAGCACTAACATCACTGGTGCCAATCTCGTCAACATCGCCGACATTGTAAGCAACTTCTTCTGCGGCCTGCATAATTTTAGCTGGACCAAATTTCAACAATAAGTCTTTGTGTGCAACCATGATACGACGGATAATAGCTTGCTCAACGCCACTGTCATCATTACTTTCACCAAGTTCCATTTCTTTCTTTTGCTGAGCACGACGCTTCTGATAGTCAGTCATCTTGCTCGGACGTTGTTTAGCTACAGGTTTACCTGCATCAATATCACGCTCACGCTGGCGACGCTTGGA